TAAATCCTTGAGATGCTTGCTGTTGCTCCTTTGGGAGCGTTTTGGTCCTCGCAAGCGGATCACCTTTAATCGTTCTGGTAAACCAAGGAGTTACGACTATATGACATTTATGCGAAAGGCTAGAGTTTAATATGGGTGGAGGACCTTCAATTCCTGCACCTCCGCCTCCGCCCGATCCAGCGGCGGTAGCGCAGGCTAATGCAGAGGCATATAAGAAGAATATTGAGACTTATATTGAAAAAGCACCAGAGATGGCGCAGCTTGAGAATAAGCTTCGCATCCAATATCTACCTCAACAGCGTGGCCTAGAACGTCAGCTATCAGCCCTAGACCAACAGGCAGGCGTGCAGGCTGGAATGCAATTAGAGCGTCAATATGGACCACAGCGCACCCTAGAATCACTCCGCAGGCAGTATGAGACTAGCCCCCAGGCGTATGCATTGAATCGTGGACTAGGCGATCAGATGACTAGGCAGTTTGAGCGTCTTTACGGAACTAGCCCATACGGATCGGTTGAGCAAAATGTGGCAATGAACCGCCAGCCAGGACCAATGGATTTCTACGGAACAATTGGCGCAAACATTGGCAATCCAGAATTAACGCTAGGGACTAAATAATATGGCAGATTTATCAAGGTACCCGCCAAGATACAGGGTTAAGGAAGATGGCTCCATTGAGACTCTTAATCTCGGTCCAGCCAAAGGCCCAGGCGAAAGACAGGTTTATGATCGAGCCATTCCAGATTATCCGTACACAAATTTAGCCGAGGCCGAAACCCAATCTAAAATTATTGGGCTACAATCAAATGTCACAAACCTTCGGAATACTTATGAAAAACAATTGGCCGATCTAACTAGCCAAGAAACAACGCGCAACTCTCTTGCTGCTCAGATCCAAGCGTTGACTGCTGGTGGAGGTGGAATGCAAAATCCTAACGCTGGTCCAGAGTTTAACCAAGCCTTAGCACAACTTTCTGCTGGTCGTAACTACGGATCGTCTGACCTTGGCACAATGTTAAACTTCCAAGTCTCAGACCAGAATATCCTTGACGATTACAACAATTCAAAGCTATCCAGCCTCAATAGCGTAATTGAGCGTGGCAACACGCAGATTGCCGGAATTACTGATAGGCTCAATACAGCCAACAAACTTCTTGCCGATCTTCCTGCTGGTTCGGCGCAACGCACATCTTCTGAGGCATTCGTCAAGCAACTCAATGATGACTTGAAGAGCGTAACCAGTGCAGTTACTGAAGCGCAGAATATGCAGAAGAATTTCAAGCCTATTTCGATTGATAGCCCAGAAGGGCTAAAGGAGATCACGTCCTTCCGATCTTTTGCACAGCTACCAGAAGAGCGTGCAGCCCAACAGCTTTACCAGATTGATCCAGATTCATACCGCACTGCGGTTGGCTTGGGTCAGCAGTATCGCCAGATGGCTACTGAGCCAATTGGAGCTACGACTACGCCGGAGACTGAACAAATCCGTAAGACCATTGAAGACGAGGCTCTTAATCAACTTCGCCTTGGATCGACCATTGGTGCGGAAGAACGGCGTGGATACGAGCAGGCCGCAAGAGCAGCGCAGACTGCCCGTGGGAATATCTTTGGAATCGGACCAGCAGTACAAGAAGCCGCACAGATCGGTGCTGCTGGCGAGCAACGCAAGCTTGCACGCTATGGTGCGGCACAAAGCTTCCTTGGTTCTGGCCTGTCAACTGGTGATGCGCTTAAAGCTGATTTAGCGTTCCGTGACGCATTGCGTCAGAATAGGCTTGGAGCAGCCGCTAACTTCATTGGTGGCGGACCTTCAATTGGAAACCTTGCATCAGCGCGAACAGCGCAACAGCAGGGAGCTTTCCAGAACTACATCCAAGCCAATCAAGCCTTGCCTGGTGGGTTTAACCAACAGCCTTCTACGGTTGCTCCGTTTTACCAAGCGGTTGACCAGCAGATTCCTGTTCAGCTTACAAATGCGTTCACTAACTTGTATAATGCGCAAGCAGATTACCAGGCCAGTACTTACGGTGCGCAGGTTGGTGCAATTTCAAGACAGCCGAATGGATTCCAAAACTTTGCTACACTTGCTGGTGGAGCGAAGGATCTTGCCGGAGGATTTGGAGCGTTGGCTAGTGCGGGTATATTTTGTTGGGTTGCTCGCGAAGTTTATGGAATTGATAATCCTAAATGGTTGCAATTTAGGGAGTGGATGCTGACCAAGGCATCCGATAATCTTAGAAACTATTACATTGAGTATGGCGAGAGAATTGCCAAGTCAATACGCAATAAGCCTAAAATTAAGGCACTCATCCGTAAGTGGATGGATTCAAAGATTGGGTAATTTATGGCACTAGATCCAAACGATCCCCTTATTCCTATGCCCTGGCAGATGGATAGCATTAGGGCATATCGCGCAAGCAAGGCAATGCAGGCCGAAGAAGATGCACTCAAGATGGAGGAACTTCGTCAGCGTGTAGCAAGAGGTCGCGAAGAAGAAACAATGTCAACACCAATTGGAAGGGCTGGCAGGGCTGCTGATGTTGCTGCTTTTCTTGAGCAAGAAAAGCAAAAGGAAACCGGCATTCCAATCGGAGAGGAAATGGGCGCAAGGATGACCGCAAAGGGTGGACCCAGCATTCTTGAGGCCACCAAGATGCAAGGGCAACTTGATGTTGAAGCTAGGGCGAGACAAGCAAGAATTGACGCAGCCAAAAATTACCTCGCTGGAGAGAAGTCTTTACTTCCTTCTGCTGACATAAACCTTGGCGGAGTAAAGCGCACTGTATTGGCCCAAGAAGCTGGAAGAACTAGCGCAGATATATACAAACAAGTTTTTACAAATCAAACCCCACAACTTGCCGAAGGCTATATCGCAAGAGGCTATGACAGAGATACGGCAATCAAAATGGCAGCAGCAGATGTTCAAGATATGCTGGTTAAAGAACGATCTTCTGGTAAGGTTACATTGATGAGTGCTGATGGGCTTACTAGCAGGGCAATTTCAGATAAAGAAGCAATGATGATGTGGAGAGATCCCAAAACTCCAAAGGTCATCCGCGAACAATTAAATCAGATTTACGGACAATCAGAAGAACCACAAGCTGCAAGCTGGATCAAAACAAGATTAGGTAGATAAAATGGCTGAAGCCCAAGTAGAGGAGCTATCTTCAGCCAATCGCATAAGACAACTGGTTGGAATGCCAGTTGAGCCACAGCAAGCACAAAGGCCAGAAGAACCACCAGCGTGGAGTGAGATTAAGGCATCCGAAGACTACAAAACTCTTACTTATCCAGAGCAAGTTGACCTGGCTCGCCAATGGGGCGCGGAAACCAAACAGTACGCATCCACACTTCTAGACTACACGCCAGAACAAGATGTTGAAATTGATGACTTCGTAAACAAAGAGGCTGTTGATGTTCCAGCCAATGTAAAAGCGGCTGCGCTTACGGCTGGATTGGTTAAGGGTGCAGCAAGCACTTTTGGTGGTCTTGGTGGAGCTATTGCTGGAACATTTACTGGTCCTGCTGCTCCAGTGGCTGTACCAGCACTAGCAATTGGAGGAGCAATTGCGGCTGGGGAATTAGCAGAAGCTGGCCTGCAAAAATTTACACCAAAGGTTGCGAGGTCAAGAGAGTTTGCTCCAGGTTACGCAATGGCTGGTCAGTATGCGCCAGAGGTTGTTACAGGTACGGTTGGGGCGAAGCAGTTAGTCCAAGCTGGCAAAACATTGTTCCAAGAACTAGGCGCAAAAAGAGCAGCGCAAGAACTTGGTAAAGTAGTCGGTACTTCCGCTGGAGTCAGCGCGGCTGTTGGTAGTGGAGTTAGGGCTATTACTGGCAGTGAGGTAACTCCTGGCACAGTTGCCGAGGACGCTCTATTCGGCGCGCTATATGCTGGTATTGGAAGCGGATCTAGGGTTAAGGGATATAATTTTGAAGAGTTTAAGGATTTGAATTATAAGGTTAAGGCTGGCAGAGCCACGCCAGATGAAACTAGAGATTGGCAACAAATCCTAAATGAAGCACGGGCAACACAGACAACTGGAGTTGAGCGTGCCAAGCGTACCGAAGTGCAACTTGGTGGAAGAAGGGTTCTGGATAAGGTTGACCTTGAGGGCGGTGTGCCTACAGAAGTTCGCCCTTACTACGAGCCGCTACCAGCACCAACGTCAACCGAAATACAGGTCGCTCGACCACAACCACAAGAGCGTCCAATTAAACCAACCACAGTAATTTCCCAAGAACAATTGCCAGAGGCAGGCGTGCGCGGGAACGTGCGAGGCACAGCAGCCGACACAGCCGAGATGCAACGGCGTGGAATCACGACACAGATGCAAGAAAGCTTAGTCGACCTAAACGATCCAGTACCGAGAACGAATGTATTTACAACCGAATCCCAAGGCATCAATCGTGAAGCTATTATTCCAGACACTCGCGGATTGCAGGGCGAGATTGTACGCGAAGGGCCAATTGTCACGCCAAGGACGCAGTTGCCTAGTGGAGAGAGGTTAGCGTTGCCAGCGGAGAGCGAGTTAAAAGATGCAAATGCAATAGAAAAAATTCCATTTCTAAATGTTGTTATAGATAATAAAACTTACGGGAAAGTCAGGACATTTGAAGAAGCAAGCAGGAAATATGCTTTTGCAAGAGAGGAATCTCAATTAAAATCAAGTGAATTACCGCAAGCTGAATTGGTGGATGAATCCGGAAAGACTGTTGCATTCGTAAGTTACAATGGAAAAGTTTGGGCTGGGGATAAATATAGGCCAGGTCAAACTCCATTGTACAATCCATTTGATTCTGGGGAATCTGTTCCTCAAATGACTAGAGAACAAATGCTTGAAAAGGCTATTGGTATATTAAAAAGAAAAGCATTAAGAGAAGAAATAAAGGCATCTAAAACAAGTATTAAATTAAAAGAAAAACCCACCATCCCTAGCCAAATAAGTGGAACAAGTGAAATTGATGTTAATGACGAAAGATTGTATGGAGAAGGACAATTTACATATACTGGGAAGCCATCAAAAACAAAAGGTCCAATAGATATAATTTATACTGAAGATGGAAGACTTCTTGTAGAAGACGGATGGCATAGAATACAGGATGCAAAAAAAAGTGGAAAATCTAAAATACTAGCTAATATTACAGATGAAAATGGAAATCCATTAATAAAGCAGGGCAATAAATATGTAGGTAAAGAAGAATATAAAAAACCCACCATCCCTCGCCCGATGCGCGGTAAAGCCAGTGAGGGTGGATTCATAGTTTCCGATGTGCAGGAAGGCGCGGCCAAGGTAGCGCAGAAGTGGCTTACCACCGAAGGCAATCTTCCCAAGGAGATGTTCGACATTATGGAAGCCAAGGGATCGCGCACGCAGGCGATGCTGAAACAGATTGATTTCACGCTGAAGGATCTAGCCAAAGCTGCAAGGGAACTTAATGGCAAGCCAAAATTAACTCCACAACAGTCGCTCCAGGTCGATCAGTTCCTACGTGGTTATCTGCCAGCAGAGAATCTTCCAGAAGCAATCAGACCAGTAGCACAGCAGATGCGCCGTCAGCTAGACAACCTATCGGAAGGCTTAATTCAATCTGGCGTGTTTTCGCAGGAAGTTGGACCTTCTGGAATGAGCAAGGCTGATGTTATCAGAATGAATAAAGGCGAGTATCTGACTCGTTCTTACGAGAAGTTTGATAATCCTAAGTTCAATGTTGAACTGTTGAAGAAAAGGGATCTAGCTAAGTATACCCAGGCTGAAACATTTGTTCGAAATGAGCTAAAGGCTCAGAATCCAAGCATTACCGAAGAAGAGGTGCAGGGCAGGATTAGAGAGATAGTTGAGCAAGGACGCGACAAGCCAATGGAGTCAATGATTCAAGCCTCTGGAATTGGCAAGAAGCTTGGAATTACCAAGGCAAGACAAGACATTCCAGAGCAGATCAGATATTTGATGGGAGAATACAACGATCCAATCATCAATTACGCAAGATCAGCAAGCAAGATGATTAACCTGCTACAATCCCAGCAGCAGTTGAACAAGCTGAAGGAATTTGGAATTGCAAACAAGCTGTTCTTTGAAAAGCCAACTGGAACTGCTGTTAAACAGATTGCTGCAGATGGTTCAGATACGCGCTCGCCGCTAAATGGACTTTACGCAGAGCCAGAACTTGTAGATGCGATTGAAAATTTTGAGATGTTCCATAAAGGCGGGACTGCATTCCAACTTTACTCAATGGCGAATGCCTGGGTCAAGTGGGGCAAGACAGTTGGAAGCATCCAGGCTCAGTTTAGGAATCCTATTTCAAACGTATTGATTGAGGTCGTAAACGGAAACTTCAATTTTGGTGGAAACCTAAAGCCAGTTAGAACAATATTGGCTGAATTTGGAGTTCCATCTGTGGATACAAAGGAAGGCAGAGCCTATCTTACCCGCGCTGCCCAGCTTGGAGTATACGACAACACTGTTCTTAATGAATTTACGCAAATGCTCAAGGATGCACAGCGGTACAAGGGGTCGACAATTGATTTTGCGGAAGAACTTGCTGGCAAAAGTGCCAATGTTTTAAAGAAGGGCGTTGAGGCACTAAACAAAACCTATCGTGCTGGTGATAATTTATTCAAGCTGATGGCCTGGGAGAGCGAAACCAAGAAGCTTATGGATGGAAGAGGGTTGTCTCGCCAGGAGGCAGAGGTGATCGCAGCCGAGCGCGTAAAGAATACAAGGCCAACCTACTCTCGCGTGCCAAGGATCATCAAGGCGTTCCGATTGCAACCATTGATTGGACAGTTTGTGTCTTGGCCTTCTGAGATGTTGAGGATTCTTCCCAATACAGTGCGATATGCAGCAGAAGATTTCAAGACACCTGGTATGCGAAAGTACGCATTCCAGAGAGTGGCTGGAATGCTTCTAGGAACAACTGCGCTTATTGGGATCGTGAGGCTTGGGATGTGGGCTACTGGATTTAACGATAGGAAAGTGGATGCGTTAAGAAGATTCGTTGCCCCATACCAAAAGAACGCTTCTCTTATGCCTACTGGAATGGACGGCAAGGACGTTGGGTATGTAGATGTATCTTACACTAGCCCTTACGAGATATTCTTTGGACCTGTGCAGGCGGCTATCTCTGGAAGAGATCCAGAGGAATCAATACTTGGGGCAATCAAAGATTTCACAGAGTCTTATATTGGTCCAAGCATTTTAGCTAACTCAATCATATCCGCATACTACGGGAAAGCCCCACAAGGCAGAACAATCCGCAATCCCCAGGATACTTTTACCGATCAGTCGCTTGACACAATCTCTTATCTTCTTCGTCAAAACGAACCTGCAACAATATCTCAAGTGCGCAGGATTGCATACGCCCTAACTGGTCAGCCCGATACAACAGTTTCCAAGTATGGCCGTATCTACAAGCCATCCGAGGAGTTGTCCGCGCTGTTCGGCATCCGTCCGCAATCCATCAACGTATCCAAGGCACTTGAATCGAAGGCATCCAGGTTTAATACGGATATGGCCGATGTAGGCAGAATCTTTACCGAAACCTATGGCGCGGTTGGCAATGTTCCAGAAGCGAAGGTGCGGGAGCAGTTTGCTAAAATGGAGAACCGCCGAAAGGTTATGTTCGATGAAGCAAACAAAGATTTCCACGCCTCTATGTTGCTTGGTCTGTCTAGGTCTGAGGCTATTGCAGCAATGCGCGCTGGCGGGATGGGCGTTGACAATGCTTCCGCCATAGCCAACAACAGGTACAGAGACTACAAGATCAGCAAGTCACTCACAAAGAGTATGAGGCGCGAGCTATCTCCAGAAGAGATGCAGAAGCGTCAAGAGATAGGCCGAGAGCTTATGATGCAACAAGGGGAATAAATGGCTAAATTTGACATCTCTGGATCAGCGTCACGCCCAACTGGTTTAAGCCAGCAGGATCGCAATAACGCGATCCGTATGGAGTTTGAGCCTTACTCAAAACCACCACAGCAACCGCCAGAACAGACCGCGAGGATAGAACCTATGAGCGAATATGTTAAGCCACCCACAGCACCAGCACAGCAACCTTCTGGCGAGCTTCCGCTGCCATTGCAAACCGTGGAGTGGGAGGGTCGAAAAGATAAGCAGGGTAATCTTTCAGTCTACAAGTTGCCAAGTGGAGATATGGGTGGAAACTTTGAGGTAGCTGGAATCAATGACCGATACCATCCGGAAGCATTCAAAGCCATCTCATCGCTCCCAGCGCAAGAAAGAGCGAAAGCAGCAGCAGAGTACATCCAAGGATATACCGCACCACTCGTTGAGAAACTCCCTCAAGCACTCCAACCGTTCACGCAGGATCTCGCGTTTAATCGCGGTCTGGGCGGTGCAACGAAATACATCCAGCAAGGATTGAACGCGCTGGGGCAGAAGGTGGCAGTAGATGGTGGGTTTGGTCCTAAGACATTGGCCGCGATTAATCGGGTTGAACCAAGAGCGTTAATGCGTGCAGCCAGCGATGCTCAATTGCAGGATGAATACAAGCGAGCAGAGCTTGATCCAAACCGAAGGAAATTCATTCCTGGCCTAGAAGCTAGGATTAAAAATAGATTGTCAACCTTTGGGCAAGGTTAGCGGCTTGCCCAGCCTTGTCTTACTGTGGTTGATCCAGCAGTAAATGAATTAACTGGACCAATATAGCAAGACCCAACCTTTTCGGTTAAACCATCATTTGACACAAATGCATTACCAGCGCGAACCACAACGCTATTGTCTTCGCGAATATATGTTGATCCAACGTGCTGGCACACCTGACCATTTTGATAAATGAACCTGCTTCCGGATTTAAATATCAATCCATCTTCAGTCATAATTACGCTACCAGCCCTATGAACATTTCCGCCTCCACGATAGACTCCTCCAATGAAGTCGTTCATTTCGGTTTCATCATCAGCCAAACCCGATGCCATCAGCATCGCCGTCAGTGTCATAGTTATTATTGCTTTCATTGGGAAAAGTCTCTAGTACAAACCGAAAGCCGTCAAGGATGAAATTAACATCACGCCAAGTTGGAGCAGTTGGGGTAGCTCGCGTTACCGGAGCTTTACTGCGGTGTGGTTACAACGTGCTTACGCCTTATGAGGATTTCGCTGGTTATGATGTGGTCGCGGAGAAGAATAACAAGTTCTTCCGCATCCAAGTTAAGACCGCACAGACCGTAGAACCTGGGCGCACCAAGTATCGCTTCACTACTAGCAGTGGCAATGGCTTTAATATCCCCAAGCGCGCCATTAGTGGAGTGGATTATGTGGCCTGCTGGGGTATGAACGATGATTTATTCTGGCTGTTACCCATCGCCAAGTGCAAAAGCATAACAACTAAGCTTTGCCCCTCGACAGGTCAGAACTGGCGTGTATTCCAAAGCTTGTGAACGAGAAAGAAGCGTGGGCTAAGTTCGAGGAAGGGCTGAAGGATGCAGAATCCTTCGATGAGGCTGTGGCTTGGGTAAAGAAGAATAAGAAAATTGTAGAGAAGCTGACTATGATGGCAATGATTAGACGATTTAATGAGGATATTAGCAGAGCTAATAAGACTTGGCGTAACTAAAATAGATTAAAATACATCTCGACACTGGTATGGGTTGACAGCTAAACCCAACTAATGGGCAAAATCAATAGTCGGGCTAAAGGTGCTGCGGGGGAACGAGAGTTAGCGAATTACCTACGAGAACAAGGCTGGCAGAAGGCCAGGCGTACACAGCAATACGCTGGCAATCCAGAGGGCGGTAGCGGTGATGTGGTCTGCGAGAACTTTCCCTTCCACATCGAGGGCAAGCGTTGTCAGGCATTAAAACCCGAAGAGTGGATTGAGCAGTCCAAGCGGGATTGTCCGGCGGGCAAGATCCCATCTGTATTTTTTCGCCGTAATGGACGCAAAGAATGGCTAGTCATACTGACCGCCGACAGCGTGTGCGAATTAGCTCGACAGATTGCACCTTCCAATGTGAAGATCGAATATGTACCAAACAATCCTATGTCAACCACAGTCGGTGCTGGATTTTGGGTACACAATCAAGAAGAACTTACCCCATACATACAACCAAAACTAAACCCAAATAAATAAAGGAGAAATAACATGGCACTAACATTAAGTGAATCAGCAAAACAAGAACGCAAACTACCAGAAGCGGGAGCAACTGTAGGCGTTCTTTACAGCCTAGTCGATCTAGGCCACCAAGAGACAAACTTTGACAACCAGAAGAAGTGGACCCCTAAAGTACGACTAACTTTTGAGTTGCCCGATCAAACCGATGAGTACGAGGTTGTCGAGAATGGCAAAACTACCAAGGTCCAAAAGCCGATGGTCGTTTCCATCGAACAAACCCGTAGCCTTGGAGAGAAAGCAAGCCTTCGCAAGCTTCTCGAGCAATGGCGCGGTCAGACCTTCACGGCCAAGGAGCTTCAGGCATTCAGCTTGAAGAACCTGCTTGGCAAGCCAGCCATGCTCACACTCATCCACAAGACGAGCCAGCAGGGTCGGCAGTATTGTGCAATTGCCGGAGCTTCCAAGCTTCCCAAGGGCATGACTGCTCCAGCCAAGACTGCCAACGATCAGATGTATTACGAGATCGAGCAGGGTGAGGGTGGGCAGTTTAACGATATGCCCGATTGGTTGCAGGAAAAGATTCGTGCATCCAAGGAGTTTGCTACCGCTGCTGGAAAGTCCACGGCCACTAAGGTCGAGGTGGACGCAGACGGCAACCAAGTGCCGTTCTAGGTTATATGGCACTTACTATTACAAGTAAGTGGGATAGCTCCTCGGCTAGTTCCAGGTTGGTCACTGTTGAAAGCAGCGGCCATTGGTATGATGCCGAGGGGCGATCTGCCCACGTTATTATAGGGAAGAATGGCAAGGAAAGAAACACTACTGTTGCTGACGCACGCAAGATGGGATTGCTGCCATCAGTCACTAGTGTCCAAGGAATTTTACATAAAGAGCAACTTGTCTCTTGGAGAATTGAGCAGGCCATAATGTCTGCATTAACTCTCCCAAGAGAGGAAGGAGAGGATCTGGGTGAATATGCGAAAAGAGTCGTCAAGGACAGCAAAGAGCAAACAACCAAAGCAGCGTTGCACGGGACAGCCATGCACGTTGAGTTGGAGAACATCCTACTTGGAAGACCTGTATCCAGAGATGAGACACTTGCTCCGTACATCAAAACATTCAGCGAGTGGGCAGAAAAGAATGTTGAGAAAACCTACTGGTGCGAAAAGGGTCTTGTCGGCGCAGGCTATGCGGGAAGGTGTGATGCCTACGTCAAGCTACGCGGTGTTGGTGACGCTATCATCGACCTAAAGAATCGCAAGGTTAATCCAAAGTACGATCCTTTCTACGATACAGATTGCTCCCAGCTTTGGGCGTACAGAAACGCAAGCGAGAATCCAAAGTGCGCCTGCGTGTCGGTGGTCCTAGCATCAAACGATGCTACCAAGCTGATGACGAAGGTGTGGGACGAAGATGAACTCTACCAAGCTGGCATTGCCTTTTGCGCCATGCAGAAAGTATGGGCCTGGGTCAAAGGTTACACACCTCCTGGGATGAAGTTATGATTGACCCACAAGACGTGCTTTGGCTAGAAGGATTACTGGATCAATTCTATAGGAGTTTAGCAAAATGACTGCACCAACAATTCAAGAGATGGGCAATGCCGCGCAGGAGATAGTCTGGCGCGTGATGGGCAAAGGGTCGGATAAGTCTGGCTACGGCGATTGGCTGGAGAAGGATCGACCTACTCACGATTACCATATTGCGCGCGCTGTTCGCCACCTAGCTACAGCACAGATGCAATTGCACAAGTCATCGCCTTGTCCTGATAATAACGGCGAGACAAGTGTTGACCATCTTGAGCGTGCGCTGGTAAGGTCGCTCTTCGTGTTGGCACAAATCAAAAAGGAAGTACCAAGATTATGAACCAAGAAGAAATAGACAAAGATTGGGATGAGTTTTTCAGCAAACCTCGTCCTTGGCTTTACTCAAACTACGGAGATAAAGCAAAGGACAGCGATGAATCTGAAACAGAAGAATCGTTCCAGAAGTTTTGCGATTATGAGGGAAACAATAGGTATCCTAGGGAATGAAGCTGGCCTTATCTTGGATCTGTTATCAGATCGGTGATCTGATTAGCCTCACGCTGATGAGGTTTGGCTACGCCTACAGCATCTACAACAAGATGATGATCTGGTCATCCGAGCTGGATGAGCATGGCAAAATATGGAAGAACGTAAAATGAAGCGCGCAGTCGTAACTATGGCATTCGGGCCGGAGTGGGAGAAGATCCTTGAGCTAACCCATCCACGCATTGATGACTTTGCCAGGCGGAACAAGATGGATTTTCTTGTGATGAACAAATCTGTGATAGACCCAAAGGATTACAACAAGTCAATGATTGCTCATATTATGGTTGGCAAGAATTATGACCAAGTAATCTACATTGATTGCGATTGTCTTGTGGCCAAGGATTGCGATGACTTTGCCAATCCATCCGAGGATGGCAACGATGGCTTCATTGCTTTTGACGAGGGTGACTTCTTGGATCGAAAGGAAGGCATGAAGAAGCTGGCTAAAGAGTTTGGCGGGAATATTACGCCAACCTATTACTTTAACTTCGGTGTATTTGCGATGACAAGAAAGCACCTAGGGTTGCTTGCGCTTCCTCCGCTTGGAGTTGTTCCGAACCATTTTGGGATGCAGACCTGGGCAAATATCCAAGCACACTTTTGGGATATACCGCTATCTGGAATGGACCCAGCGTACAACTGCATGACCAGCGTTGAGCAGCACTACGGACTGGATCGTCACAAGGACGCAATGATTATTCATTACGCTGGGCAGTCGAATGATATGATACAACTTGCGACAAGCATCCAGTATGATGATGCAAAACTGACAGGTTTAGGTCGGTGAGGTCAACCCAGCTATGTCGCGGTGATTATGATGATAGGGTGCAGCAGTTGGCTGGGGAGGTTGCACTCCAAGCTATCCGCGATCTACGGATGCTACGCAAGCGAGGGATGGTTAAGGGCATGAAGATAGTTAAGGATCACACTGGCGTGCCACTCAACGATGCATTGGAGTATAAGAACTCGCATGAGGTACAGAAGCTACTGCGTGACTTCAAGACGGGTGTTGTCTCCTGGTGGTGCAGAGCTAGCGGGGTACAGATCGACAATAGAACGCTGTTACGGAAGCTAAAGGAAAACGACTATGTTCTGCCTACTTGATATTGGAGCAATAGTTTGGGTAATTGCTTCTTTTATTCTTTACAGCTCGCTGACTTTGTCGGCAATCTACTGTGCGTTGTACATCATCTTCAAACTGATTGATTACATAAAAAAGGAACTGGATTTATGAGGAAAAGAAAAGCTGGGAAGCGCATCAAACTTCTGAAGGTAGAGGAGTACGATGCGGTCAAGATTACAGTCAATGTTGACGATGATCTATACGAAGTTATGGCCGAGGCTGGCCATCAGCATATTGTCAAAGACAAGAAGGCGTGCTTTGAGTACGCGCTAAACCAAGCATTGCTTGAGTTATCCAAGGAGATTAAATGAACGAGTTTAAGCAGAAGGTTTTAACCGCTTCAGTAGATCGCTATGTCTTGAACAAGACGCAGTGCGAGATGTTGCGCCAGGATGCGGAAGTGATCGGTATGAAGCGTGCGCCAGTGCTGTCAAAGGATGGCGTTACCAGAACCATATCCCGCAACCGCACTTGCTCATCGTGCTGGATTCCTTTTGCCAAACATTACGAGTGGATCTATAAGGTGATGCGAGAGATTACGGAAGGCATCAATGCCGAGCAATGGCGTTTCGACATCCAAGGCATCCAACAGTTGCAGATACTGCGATACCGCCCACTACAGAAGTTCTCTTGGCATTGGGACACCTACACATCCGAAGCACCAGTACGCAAGCTTACGGCTGTGGTTAATCTGTCTGCACCGGAAGAGTATATCGGTGGTGGGTTGCAGGTTAAGGCTGATATGGAGAACGCTCAGTTCATCCGCGAGCAGGGAGCTGGTTGCTGGTTCCCATCCTACATTGAACATCGTGCGCGTGCGCCTATCTGGGGAACGCGCTGGGTGTTGGTGGCTTGGTTTACTGGACCTGCTTGGAAATGACACACGCTGCCAATCTGCCCCGCCACTTGTACGTCAAGTGCGATATGGAGTTTGTGTCTGACGGCCAGAAGCAAGGCATAGAGGACGCTGTGTGGTTTGGCCTAACAGCAATTCCTGGGCGAGCCTGGGGTTGCACAATTATGCTCAAATGTGGCGCGCTGTACCGAGGCTTGCCATTGCACGCTCTGGCTCACGGCGAGATTGCAATTATGGATTGGGACATTAACGATGCGCAACGCTGGGATTGTTTTGGCTGGAACTTCACTACAATTGAGTACGACTATTTGATGGGGTTGTCCTGCAAGGTATGGATTGCCAACAGAAAGACTTGGGAAGTTGGTCGCTATCTATTTACAGCCGAGCCTTATGGCGATGGGTTCTCTATGACTCCACAGCAAACTAAGTCACACCATTTTATTGCACTTAACAATGGACGAATCACGGCTGTTCCTGGTAACAATGTGCTTTGGAACGAATCAAGCTTCACTACTCAATCCGAAAAGCCTAAGTGGTTGCGGACGCAATCTCAGGTTTGGAATGGAGAAGAAGCCACATGGGACGATGTGGTTGGTGAAGAAACAGCATAGGAGGTCACAATGCCACTAGGTAAAGACGTGTCGAAGAATATGAGTGAGTTGGCTAGGGATAACCGCAAGAAGGGTAGCGAGCGTGGAGCAGGCGGAACGCCTCGCTCGCGTCAGCAGATGATTGCGATAGCACTCTCTGCTGCTGGGAAGAGCAACAAATCGCCTCGCAAGTTTCGGATGCGGTCTGGTTCGTAATGCAAGTCGAGGCTAAAGATCGCCTCAAGTGGGCGCGAGAGATCCTTCTCATTGCACGCAATAAGCTTGCAGTTGAGAGGGATCGCGCGACTCACGGACACGCCATAGATATGATCCAGATTATAACTATGGTCGATGCAGCGAGCTTGGTG